ACCGCCACCTCGGTCGCCAACACGCTGCCCATGTTGGACATGGCCGGCGGGCACATCGAGGTAGGCACCATGGTGACCGCGGCCACTCAGATCAACATCTGGGCCAGCGACACGACCAACGGCCCGTTCTATCAGCTGTACGACAAGGACGGAGCGGTCGTGAAGATCACGCTGTCTTCGTCCACCACCGACGGCCGTGCCTATGCCCTGCCCGACGAGGTGTTCGCCACGCAGTACATCAAGCTGCTGTCGGCCACCACCAACAGCACGGGCACCATCGGGACCGCCGTCTTCAAGGGCTGACGTGCCAGACCGAATACCGACGTTCAAGCCGCCGTGGGTGAACAGGAAGCCCAAGCTAAGGGCTCCCGACATCGGCAGGCCGAACGCTCACCAGCGTGGCTACTGCTCGCAAGGGTGGAAGGCAGCACGGCGTGAGGTGCTGCTGAGGGATGGCTACCAGTGCCAGGTGTGTGGGTGCCTGGTGCATGGCAAGCGGGCGCATGTGGACCACATCGTGCCGAAGCGTCAGGGTGGAACCGATGAGGTGGCCAACCTCAGGGTGCTGTGCGTATCTTGCCATTCGAGGCATGAGGGGTGGAGCGTTGCCCGGCAGGCCAAGCGTGCAGCCCAATGACTTGACTTGGCTGGTAGCGTGGGCTGTATGTGCCTAAATAAATTCAGCGTTGTCTCGTGCCAGACGTGCGGATGCGCGATTGAGCAGAAGCAAGGCAAAGGGCGGGCAAAGCGATACTGCGACGCCTGCATGCTTCGGCGATACCAGGCTGGGCCATCGACAATGAATTGCAGCGTCTGCGGCGCAGCATGGGTCCGCCAAGGGGCTGGAAGGCCTGCTAAGCAATGCTCGCCGCAGTGCAAGCTGGTGTCACGCAACCACAGGCAGCAGAAACGAGTAGCCTGCGAAAAGTGCCACACTCCGTTTATCACGAAAACCGGGAAGGGAAGGTTGTGCCGGACGTGCCAATGGGTGAGGCCAAGCAATGGCACGGCTGCCGCCTGCGTTCAGTGCGGCACTTCCTTTTACAGAACACCGTCGTCCACTCAGCGTTATTGCAGTTGGAGATGCATGCACGACTCAAAAAGGTCGTGGCACGTCTGTAAGCATTGCCGGGTTAGCTTCTCAAGAAGAAAGTACAGGGCTGGTGATAAACGAGAGTATTGCTGTATTCAATGCTATTGGGACGCACATGGCATGGACGGCAGTAAGGCAGCCAAGGCCAGAATGTACGGCAACTGCCTTGGTAATACGCGCAGGCGGTGCAGAAGCTTTGGTGTTCCTTATGATCCAAAGGTAACGATAGAGCGAGTCGCTGAGAGAGATGGCTATAGATGCCAACTATGCGGCAGTCAGTGCAACCACAAGTGGTTGGTAGCAAAGCACAGTAGGAGGCCGCACCCACGTAACAGGACGGTGGATCACATTGTGCCGCTGGCTGCTGGCGTCTTTGGGCATGAGTGGCACAACGTGCAATGCGCGTGCTACTCATGCAACGTCAAGAAAAGCAATCGCCGCGGCTACCAAAGAAGGCTGTTTTAGGCCGTAAAAAGCGAAAAATATTTGAGCAAACGATATAAACCGACGTGCGTGCACCGCGAAAAAACGCCCGCAAAAGTCGCATAGGGGGTAGGTCATGGCCAGGAAGGGCAGGCCGCCGGTTCCAACGCAGTTGAAGATCCTGCGTGGCAACCCAGGAAAGCGACGCCTCAACGAACTTGAGCCGACGCCGCCGCAGACTGGGGTGGAGATGCCAGAGTACCTCGGCCCGGTCGCTCGTCAGCGTTGGGGCAGGGTGCTGCCGCTACTTCAATCCGTGCGAGTGATGACGCAGGCCGACATCGAGGCACTGGCGAGGTACTGCGACACATACGAATGGTGGCTTGCCACCCGTGCGAAACTCCAAAAAGAGGGCGACACGTACCCGATCCTGAACGACAAGGGCGACATCAAGTACATCGCCCAGCGTCCAGAGGTTGCGATAGCCCACAAGTTAGCGGCACAACTCCACGTCTTAGAGGCTGACTTTGGCCTCAATCCCTCGTCGAGAACGAAGCTTGCCACGCAAGTCGAAGTCAAAAAGGACGAGCTCGAAGAGTTCTTCGCCCACGGCTAAGCATCGTCCTGGCATCGACCAGGCGAAGGCCGACCGGGTGTACCGTTTCTTCGAGACGGTGCTGAAGCACAGCAAGGGCCAGACGGCCGGGCAACCGTTCCTGCTGCTGCCGTGGCAGCGATACGTGCTGGGCGAGATCTTCGGCCGGCTGAAGCCTGACGGCACTCGGTTACATCGCCAGGCGTACATCGAACTGCCAAAAAAGCAGGGGAAAAGTACGATGCTCGCCGGCATCGCCCTCTACATGCTGGTGGCCGACGGCGAAGCCGGGGCTGAGGTCTACGGTGCGGCATCGGACCGTGAGCAAGCCGGCATTATCTACCGTGAAGCCGCGTCGATGGTCCGCTCGTCGCCGGCGTTGTCAAAGGTGCTTGAGGTGCTCGACTCGCGGAAGACGATCGTGCATCGTGGGAGCAACTCGTTCTACCGAGTGCTGTCGGCGGATGCGTTCCGGGCTGAGGGGCTGAATATCTCCTGCCTGCTGTTCGACGAGTTGCACGCTCAACGGGGGGACCGCCGGCTGTGGGATGCCCTTCGGTACGGCGGTGCGGCTCGGCGTCAGCCGCTGGTGCTGTCGATCACGACGGCTGGCGAGGCGAACAAGACCCACTTGTGGTACGACCAGCACGACTACGCCGAGCGGTGCATCGCGGACCCGACGTTCGACCCGGCGTTCTTCGGCTGCATCTACGCCGCGGACCGGGAGGACGATTGGAAGTCGCCGAAGGTCTGGCACAAGGCGAACCCCTCGCTAGGCGAGACGATCAGCGAGGAGTCATTCGCCGCTGACTGCAAGGAAGCCGAGAACTCTGCCACCAAACTCAACGCCTTCCTGCGGTATCGGTTGAACATCCCGACGACCAGCGACATCCGCTGGATTCGTCCTGACCAGTGGGCGGCCTGTGGCGTGGAGCTGGAGCCGTTGGAGGGGCGGCCGTTCTGGGCGGGGCTGGACTTGGCGAGTACGTGGGACACGTCGGCATTCGTGGCTGTGTTTCCCGACGAGTCTGGCCGGTACGACGTGGTCCCGATGTTCTGGTGCCCCGAGGCCAACGCCGCGGAGCGGGAGCGGACTGACCGGGTGCCCTACACCCAGTGGGCGAGGGACGGATTCCTGCGGCTGACGGACGGCAAGAGCACGGATTACGCCACCATCAAGCGGGACATCATGGAGTTCTGCGGGCGGTTCCAGCCGAAGCAGATCGCCATCGACCGATGGAACGCGACGATGCTGGCACAGGAGCTCGTTGCCGAGGGCTTGCCGGTGCAGATGTTTGGGCAAGGGTTCGCGTCGATGAGTGCCCCGGCGAAGCGTCTGGAGGCACTCACGATCGACGGCAAACTGCGGCACGCTGGGCATCCGGTGCTAGGCTGGCAAGCAGGAAACGTAGCGGTACAGAGCGACCCGGCCGGCAACATCAAGCCATCCAAGGCGAAGTCCACGGAACGCATCGACGGCATGGTCGCTCTGGTAATGGCGATTGGCTCGCACATGGGCGAAAGCCTGACGCCGCAGGCGATGCCCGAACTTTCCTTCTGGTGAACACCGCATGGATGCGACGCTCCCCGAGATCCGCTGGCTAGAGACGCGGATGAGCCGCTGGGATGACCTGGTGGCGGCTGCTGCCGAGTCTGGCGTGCGGGTGACCCCCGAGACCGCCATGCGGACGGCGGCGTACATGGCCTGTGCCCGCGTGGTGGCCGAGACCGTCGCTTGCCTGCCGCTGCACGTCTACCGCAAGCGTGACGACTACACGTCGGAGCGGGCCAAGGATCTGGCGATCTACAACGTGCTCGCCAAGCGGCCGAACCGCTACCAGACCAGATACCAGTGGGTCGAGCAAATCTGCCTGCACATGGGGTTCTACGGCTCGTCCTACCAGTTCAAGTTCCGCGGCCCCGATGGGCAGGTGACCGAACTGCGGCCGCTGAACCCGGCCGGCATGAAGGTCGAGCCGGACGACGAGGGCACGAAGACGTACCTGTTCACGGACCCGAAGACGGGCCGGCAGACGATCTACCGCGACGACCAGATTTGCCACATCCCGTGGATCTCGTTTGACGGCATCCACGGCGAGGTGCCGATCGAGTTGGGCCGGGATGCGATCAGCCTGGCTCGCAGCCTGGAGGGCTATGCGGCCAACTTCTACAGGAACCAAGCTCAGCCGGGACTGATCCTCACGACCGACCAAGTGCTCAACGAGGAGCAGCGGCGTGGGCTCCGCGAGTCGTGGAACGCCCGGCACAAGGGGGCGAGGAACGCCGGCGAGACGGCGGTGCTAAGCAACGGACTGAAGGCCGACACGATCACGGCCACGAATCAAGAGAGCCAACTGGCTGAGCTCTGGATGCAATCGCTGCTTGCGATATGCCGCATCTGGCGGATGCCGCCGCACATGATTCAGGAGTTGGGCCGCGCGACGTGGGGCAACCTGCAGAGCGAGATGGTGTCGTTCGAGAAGTTCACGATTGCCCCGTGGCTGCGGCGGATCGAGGGTGCGATTGAGCGGGACGTGCTCCCCGAGGACGGCGAGTTGTACGCGGAGTTCCTCGTCGAAGGGCTGCTGCGGTCGGACATCACGACGCGGTACCAGGCGTACGAGATCGCCATTCGCAATCGGTGGCTGACGCCCGACGAGGTGCGGCAGAAGGAGAACCTTGGGCCGATGCCAGAAGGCGACGACTCGCCGGGCGAGGTTGAGGACACGCCGGGCGGCATGGTCGAGGACGTGGCCGAGGAGCAGGACGGAACCAGCGAAGACACGCCGGCACAAGATACCCCGAGCACGGAGGCGAGCGATGGCTGACGAGATGGACGTGGTGGCGGTGGCGACGGAGATCGAGCGGCGCGACTGGGAGTTCGCCGACGACGGCGGCGTGGCTGTCGAGACTCGGGCCGACGGCCGCACGGTCCTGTCTGGCTATGCCGTTCGCTACAACACCACCTCGGTGGACCTTGGCGGGTTCCGCGAGACCATCCTGCCGGGTGCGTTCGACAAGGTTCTGAACCGCCAGCGTGGCAAGCGTGACGTGGTGGCCCTGTTCAACCACGATGCGAACCAGCTGCTGGGCCGCACGTCGTCAGGCACGCTTGAACTGTCGAGCGACGAGAAGGGGCTGCGGTACTCGGTCGTTTTGCCGAACACGGAACTGGGCCGCACGATCGGCGAACTGACGGCCCGTGGCGACCTGCGCGGCTCATCGTTCGCGTTCACCGTGGAGCAGAAGGGGCAGTCGTGGGCACCGGGCGAGGACGGCGTGCCGCGTCGCTCGATCCGCGAGGTGTCTGGCCTGTTCGACGTGTCCGTCGTGACGCACCCGGCATACTCGTCTTCGTCTGCGGCCGTGGCCCGTCGCAGCATGGAGGCGTGGATGGCCGAGCAGGAAGAGGCGCGGTGCAGCTGCCAGCACCAGGCCAAGGACGCCGACGAATCGTTCGCCGCAGACTCGGCTCGGGCGAAGTCGATGGCGGTGCGGCTGAAGGCGGCCGTGCTCCGCACGATGATCCGTGGTAGGGCTGGCCACGTTCGCGGGTTCTGTGCGACCGGTGCCGGCGGCGGCGTTGACCCGACCTGCGGCAAGGAAGGTGGTGGCGGCGGCGACAAGGCCGATGGGTCGGGCTCATCCAGTGGCGGCCGGAAGGAACGCTACCGCGACCGCATCGAGGGAACCCAAAAGGAAGCGGACCGCGAGGTCAAGAAGGCCAACGACAAGGTTGCCAAAATCCAGAAGAAACTAGACGAAGTCAAATCGCAGATGGGCACCGGCAGGGTCGAGGCGGCCAAGGAAAAGGTTGCCGCTGCGCAAGCCAAGCTCAAAGAGGCGACTGCCCGCAAGGAATCTCTGACGCAAAAGGTAGAAGCCAGCAAGGCGAGAATCGCCGAACTGAAAGCCAAGCTGGATGCCATGAAAAAGCGGTCTGACGACAAAGACCCCGAGGCTGCACTGTTGGCTGCTATCGAGGAGATGGACGGACTGCGGAAGCAGTTGGCCGAAGTGAACGACGACCTTGATTCCATCGTCGCGGATCTGAGCTAGGAGCAAGCGTGGCTAGACCAGGCGACCCGTGTCCGCAGTGCAAGCGTGGCCGCATTCGGACGTACACGAGCAAGGCCGCTGGCGATCAGCAGGTGCGGTACGTCGAGTGCCCGTGCTGCGAGTTCCGTGGCAAGGTGGTCGTGCCATCGGAATACATCTGCCGCCGTTCGTTCTACGTAGAACCGAAACGCTAGGGCAGTGGCGATTGCTCCCGTAGTGTGAACGGCAGACACGGACTGTCACCGTTCACCAACTACGGAGCGCCACGGATGGCCACTCAACTCTCGAAGCTTCAGGACCGCGCCGCCGCTGTGGCCGCGATGCTCGCCGACCTTTCGGCCGTCGAGGACCGTTCCGCCGAGCAGGCTGCCGAGATGGAGAAGCTCGCCGCCGAGGGTGAGCGCCTCGAGGCCGAGCTCGCCCGCGAGCACTCCATTGCCGAGCGAATCACGTCGCTCCGCGGCAAGGTGGCTGCGACCGCGAAGCCGGTCGAGGTTGCGGCTGTTGAGCCGGTCGCCCGTCCTTCCCGCGACAGCGGCAAGGCCACGATGTTCCGGTCGTCCTCGGACGCCGAAGCCTGCGGCCGCTGGATTCGCGGCTACGTCCTCGGCCGTGCCGAGGATCGGTCGTGGTACGAGAAGCACGTCGAGGCTCGCGCCCTGTCGCCCAACGACAACAACAAGGGCGGCGTGTTCATCCCCGACACCTTCGCTTCGACGGTCATCCGGCTCGTTGAGTCCTACGGTGCGTTCCCCGCCCAGGCCAACAACCTGACGATGACGAGCGACACGCTCTACATCCCGCGTCGGACCGCCGGCAACACCGCGTACCACACCGGTGCCAATGCCGAGACGACCGTCACGGACATGGCGACCGACAACGTCCTGCTCTCCAGCAAGGAAGTCAGGGTCGGCACCCGCGTCCCCAACCAGCTGATCGACGACTCGGCCATCGATTTGGCGTCGCTTGTGGCAACTGAATTTGCCCTCGCCATCGCGCAGAGAATCGACGAAGACGGCTTTATCGGGACCGGGGCCAGCCTCTACGGCGGCATCCGCGGCATTCAGTGGAAGTTTGAAAACGAGACGCTGACGGCTGGTATCAACGACTCCAGCCAGACGGCGGTCACGGCCCTCACGATCGACGACTTTGCGGCGACCATCGCGAAGTTGCCGACCT